AATCCGCATGTTTTCCATATCGAGATAGCACGCGGTCACGACATTGTAGTGTTTTAGTGCTGCCGTGATAACTGACAGGATGTTGAATGTATCCTCATTTGTAGCATCGAATGCTTCTGTCAACGGAAGATCCTTGCTTGCTTTTTTGGACGTCAAATAGATCGGTCTATTTTGAAGTTTGTCCGAGTTTGAAATAAAGATAGATGTGATCGCATTCTTGATCCAAGTAATACAATCTGTTATCGGCGTTGCGAAAATATCAGCGTCGAACAAGGCTTGAAGCGGACGGATCGAGATGCTCTGTGTAGTCTTGTCTGGCTGCGCATCGGATACTATACCGTCCGCCACATACCTATTGTCCTCGACGTTGGTGATATGTATAAAATATCCTTTTTTACAGTCGACAAGAGCTGTCTGGATCGTGTAAGGGTTGTACGACAAATAATCGAGATCGATTGTCTGTGTATCTAACGCAAACACAGCAGAAACGAACTCCATCTTGTCCGTAAAAATCTCAAGTTTATACAACTTTCATCACCTCAATAGTTATTGTCGGTTGGTCATAACTGTCGCTGATTACAGTCATGTAACTATCCCCGGAAGGTACGGTAAATATCCGTTCAGTTTCAAAATTTGACTGTCCGTATGCATTTTCCACGTACTTTCCGCTCTTAGTATATTTAGAAATCTCCATTTTCTTCGGGTGCGTATTAATCACTAGTTTCTGATTCGATGTAATTCCAGTGTTAATTTGACCTCGATGAATTTCTTTGCCATTAGAAAACAGCATATATGTTGGGTTTAGGCAAGGCCCAAAAATTGTCAATTCGAAATAAGAAGGAACAACAACACCAGAAATGTGCAATGATACATCAGATATGCCATATACGTAATGATATGGATCGCTAATATCTTCGTGATAAGCATACTGATATGCATAGGGCGTTTCTTCTCCTCCAATAGGATAATATCTTTTCGTTTCTGCAGGCTCTTCAGCCTCGCCATGACTAATTATTGGATCTTCATACCATCTTGAGGTTCCGGTAAACGTTACCCCGCAATTAAGATACCCGTGCTCATGGTCTATCTCTGATTTCTCAATAACTATTGAACAATCGAGGTATCGCCATGGAATCTGCTCAGATGGCTTATAACAAAGAACAAGTCCTCCGACCTGGCAGAATCGGAGGAATTCTTCGTATAACTCATATGTGGCAAACCACATTTCGCCTTTAGGACCCGGTTGCTTAGTATTTTCTTCTGTAGCAACAAAGGTTTGGCCTAATCTTTTTACAGTCGCATCAATCCCCCACCCAAGTCCATTCGGCTCGTTGAAATAGTGCCGAATATCCATCAGGTCATACATTTCGCTGCCAGTGGATTTAGCGTTCTTAAGGCCAAATTGCCTTACTTTCATACTACTAACAACCTCCCAAGTTCTCTATTAATGATTCTAGCGAGATCCTGAGGATCCTGACCAGGCTGCTGGTAAATATTAAATGTCGGCTGATTGTTATTGACGGTAGATGTGCTACGGCTGGCCATTCTGGTAAGACCGTCTGCGTACCCGGAAATACCCATGGCACCTGCAGTATTAAATGCCGCATTTTGAAGTTGACCATACCCGTTAATCGGTGTCAATCCAGGAGCTCCAAAGATGCTTGAAATATCACCAACAGAGTTTGCAACGGAATCATACGTCAATTGCCCAAGTTCTTCACCTGTCTGTTGGACTTGCATGCCCATACTACGGACACCAATAATCAATCCCTCATCGACATATTTACCGTATCGCTCAAACAACTTGGACGGCGAGTTGATTTCAGTTTCAGTCGTGTATCCAAGTCCCAATTTGTCGGCCAACCACTTGCCGGCGTCGATCAATCTTGATACTAACGGATTGTTTTTTAGTCCATCGATCAGCCCCTGAATAATATCTGTACCGATGCTAAGGAAATCAAACTCCTTAATGCCATCTTTGATCTTGTCGATCATGTCCCTTCCGCGCTGTAACAATTCGCCAAGATCGTGACCAGTGATCGCTTCGATGATCTTATCGAGGATCTCTTTGCCCTTTTGTTTTGCAAACTCCCAAAGTCCCTTAAGGCCTTCAAGAGCACCGCTGAATAAGTCAAACAACGCCGCACCTACTGCCTCGCCATTACCACGCAATGCATCGGCGATAGCATGTATGAGCGAAAGGATAAGATTCACGCCTGCTTGCACGACTTCAGGTATCTTTTCGGCCATTCCATTAATAAAGTTGATTATTATGTTCGCACCAGCTTCAATAAAACGCGCAACATTATTCGCGATCGTGTTAATCAGCATCAACAGCATGTTAATAACCGTCATGACAATTAACGGGAAATTAACAGTGATGGCCATGCAAATCACGGATATCAATTGCGTAAGAAGTGAAAGCAACTGCGGAACTACTTCGACAACTCTTGTTAGTAATTGCCCAATAAACTGGACTATCACATCAATAATAAGAACGAGGTTGTCGCCAATGGTATGAATTATAGATACTAACGCCTCTGTAAGCCCGTCAATAAGTGCGCCGATCAATGCAGGAATCAGCGAAATAGCACCCTTGAGGAAATCCGCAAGTGCAGCACCCATCGCTTCAAATCCGGCACCACCCTGACCCTGAACAGCATTAAACCGTTCGTATGCTGTAACGAGCAAATTAACCGCAGCAGCGAAAATATAAAAACTTCCCGCTACAAGCAAACATGCCGCACCAACACCGAGCATAGCAATGGCAAGTCCATATAAGACTGACGTGGCACCAGGTAAGGTTCCAATTATCAATGCTGCCCCAGCTATTGCAGCAATAATCATAGAGATAGCTGCAGCTGTACCGAACAACTGATACGCAGGAACTTCTTGCAATGCTGCAAGCGCGCCGGCAATTACTATTAGCATTGCCGCTATTGACAGGATGCTTAGGAATGAAGCAGGGTTCAGTAATGAAGCCGCACCCATCAATGCCGCAAGACCGGCCATTAATATCACAATAATACCAAGAGCCCTATACAAAGCCGGCGTATTCTCCTCGCCTATAGAAGCGAGCAATGCTACTGCGCCAATAAGAAGGCCAAGACAGAAAGTGATTGCCAAAATCGTAGCAGCGGCACTCTGAGCGTTCTTTGTTGCTGCAATAATGATTGCAAACAATAGTAAGATTCCGCCAACGACTGCACTTCCTTTTCCGATCTGTTCCCATGTGAACTGAGCAAGAATTGCCATAGCACCTGCAATCATGATGATTGAGAGTGCTATTAAAATAAACATTGCTCCGGCTTTCAAAGCGTTGTCTCCGGCAAATTTCGACATCGCAACGATTAATGCAAATATCAAAAGCATTTCAACCATTGCTAGTCTTACAGCTTCAAACCGCTCTTCGTCGCATTCTATTGTGGCCATGATCTTAAAAGCGATTGCCATCAATCCTAATGCAACAGCCATTCCAATAAGCGTAAACGCGGCTTTTCCGACATCTTTTCCGCCAATTCTAACAGCGGTCATTATAATCAGTATTGCACCAACTGCGGCACCAAGACTACTAAGAATTGCTTCGCTCTTACTCCAGTCAACTTCTGCTAACTTCTCAAATGCTTTTGCAAACAGCATCAAGACCACCGGAATTGCCAGAAGAGTAAGCATTGTTCCGAGATTGAGTTTCTTGGCGAATAGCATAATGCCGGAAATCGTCATGATAATCGAGAAGAGCATATTCTTCAGTTTTTCGATCTGCGCTTTTGTAAGTTTTAAACCTACAAGTCTTTTAATGGCCTCTACAAACAGCAAAAGCACAAGCGGAATCGCTACAAGAGTCAACATTCCACCAAGATTTACGCTCTTTGCTGCTCTGGAAATAACCGCAAAGACTACGATCGCCGCTAAAAGCGAATAGACCATATCAGCGGCATTATCCCACTTCACCGTGCTCAGTTTTTCAAGAGCATAGCCAAATATCAACAGCGCTACGGCAATCGGAACAAGGGCACCGATAGACGTCTCTGCTATCGGGAAGAATCTGGATACAAGTCCAAGGGTAAATATCATTGCCATCAATGCAATGACTATTGTCCCAAGGCCTCGCATGCCGTTTTCGATATCCTCGTCTGGAATCTTTGACAATGCCCAGAAAGCAAGCGCCAAAATTCCAACAGCTGCAGCCATCATCAGAAGAGCTCTTCCAAGATCGAGGATCCCTTGTTTATTCATACGCTCTTTAATGGCAGTAGACACTGTCGTGAACGAATTTCCGATCTTATCAAACATGCCTTTTACAGATACCTGGGTTTCCTGGAACGCCTTGAAGGTATCCGCAAGCTGCTTAAACGTTGCCGTAAGTCTGGTAATGTTACCAAGAATAGTCGCACCAGCTGCTCCGACAAACAATTTATCAAAGTCGAGACCTTTAGCTTTCTCAACAACAGACGCATATGTATCGGCAAAGCCTTGGAACATCTGGGTAAACTGTGAAAAGTCCCCTTTTCCGATTTTCTTGACGCTATCTCCGATACTGCTTATTGATTTGGCAGCAAGTCCAACATTGTCTAGGTCTTCAGACGTAAACCCAAAAAGACCTCCGACATTGTCACGAACCGTTCTAAAGGCGTCTTTCTTGAAATTCGGAATCAGGTTCTTCATAATTCCGGAAAGATCGAAACTGTTCTTTCCAAGATTTGAATACCACTCTTTGATTACGCCCCAAGTATCAGTGACGGCTTGTTTAAGTTTCTCAAACTTCTCCTCGGCGCCATCTGTCTTTTCAGCAAATGAATCGAGGAATGTTCCGACAACTCCTGCACCGCTTTCAATTGTATTAAATAGATTTTGTGCAGCGGTTTGAATGTGCTCCCAGATCGTCTGTACGAATGTACTCTCTTTAATTGTATTGAATACTCGTACGAGCACTCCCCAAAGGGTATTAAGCAGTCCGGAGATTCCAGCAGCATGACTCTGGATCCATCCAAACACTGCTGTTATTACACCGCCGACCCATCTGAGGGCAGTACCTATTCCTGTGAGAATAGCTTGAGCAGTTTCAGAATTGGTTATGGCATCGACCAACTTCTCAACGATTCCAACCAAGAACTCGACAACTTCCGACAACGGAACGATTCGCTGAGTTGCTTCTTCCGCGCCTTCAGACAAACCATCAAACGCTGCTCCAAAATTACGTTTGAACAGCTTATTGAAGAAGGATATCAATTTGCCAATGATTCTTCCAAGACCGCCAAGCACAATGCCAACCGTCTTAAAGCTATCCATTAATGCAAAAGCAAATCCGGATATGAACGATTCGTTGTCCGGATCAGTAAAGTTAAGGAATGCCTCGGAGACATCGTTCATCCGTTCCAGGACTCCGTATAAAACCGTGTCCTCTCCAGCAATGCCTCCAAACACTTCATCCCACGCATTACGGAAATGATCAAGAATGTTAGCAAGACCACCAAGAACATTATGCAGGGTGTTTGCGAACAGCTCTCTGCCGGAAAGTTTATCGAAATTTTCAGCGTATTCTTCAATCACAGAATCGCCATTTTGAATCTGAGCGTACATCTCTTTGAATGCCTTGATCTCATCTTCAGTCATTCCGAGATTTTCAAGTTCCGCCGCAGTCAAATTATCAAGCGCAGACCAACCCTTGCCATAAATTACTTCGTTGACGAGTTTCTGTACTCGTTCATATTCATCACCTAATGCATTCTTTCTTGCTTGGCCGTTGCCATAATTTCCTCGAATTACGTCACGAACCTTTTCTGCGAGATCTTTTACATCGCCAGATGCAGCCTTAGAATCGTATGCAAGTTTCCGAATAGCATTTGAAATTGCACTGCTTTTAATATCACCGTTACGGAACAACTCGTCAAAGGTTATTCCAATTAGTTTTCCATCTTCGCCAACATATTTTGCAAGCTTATCGTTTGTCTTCATCATGTCCGTAAGGGCCTTACGGAATGCTTCAACACTACCGCCGCTTTCGGTTATCGTTTGCTCGATCTTCTCGTACGGACTTGCGAATACCTTATTCACATAATCGCCAAGTCTTGTAACTGGTTCGACAAATAATCGACCTAGATCCTCAGCCATCGTACTCCAGACATTCTTCGATTGCTCAAAGTTTCCGAAGATCGATTGAAAGATGTTCGCCCATCCCGTCGAGGCTGCGTCCTTGACATAGTCCAGAGCCTGTCCAAGAGTAATGGCGTTCTGAGCCATCTCAAAGCTTTCACGGCTCAGTTTGTATTCTTCACTGGAAAGAAGAGCAATCTGCTCTCTAAGCCTTTCCATAGTCATACCATTCTTGAGGTTTTTTTCTGACACAGAGTCAACAATATCCCCAGTCTCCATGTACTCATGCATGGCATTGAGAATATCGTAAGCCTCAAGTCCGGATTGTGTATGGATCTTGTTGATTAATTCAGTAGCCTTACCATACTCCTCAAGAGTTCTAAGCAAAACCTTATCGTCAAACCATCTACTCGACAATGTATTACGGAAGGTTTCAACGCTTACTGTTACTTCTTTCCACTTCTTACCACTCTTATCGAGATATGTATATGTCCCGTCTGTGTTCTTTGTAAGGACACCTTCCGCAGCAGCGGCCTCAAGAGCGGTTTCCTTAAATTCCGCCGTCGCCATATTGGCGATTTCGATTGATTTCCAGTCCTGCGTCGTTACAGCACCGAGCGAAAGTGCCTGCGAAAGGTTATACATCGCTCGAGCCGCTTCTACAGGGGTCTGGCCGGAACGTGCAGACCAAGTAGCGATACCTTGCATCGCCGTTGCAGCCTGTTCCAATGGGACATTCTGTGCAGTAAACTTAGCGATGTTACTTGTCATATCAGACAGACCATAGCTAGTCTCATCAGCAAACCATGTCAGTTTCTGCAAGATCTTGGCGACTTCTTCCATAGAATATCCAGCAGAAGAAATCGTCTGTACAGACTGAGTGATCTCAGAATACTTTCCAAATCCTTCGTCAAACTGACCAAGAATTGAAAATTGGCTAATATTGTAAGCAATTTGCTGGAGGCTTCCCATTAAGTCTCCGCCAAGTTTTCTTGCGAAGCCATCCGCAAAAGAAAGCAAACCATCAAATTTATCTTTGATCGAGTTCGTCGTAACCGTAACACTGGACAGTGCTCCGGAGAGATCAAATCCCTTCGCCGCTTTCTCTAAATCTTCAAACGACTTTGTCGCATCGTCGAGGCGAAGTGCTTCTTTTAATTTGTCAAGAGATTCTGTGCTTTGTGCGATGTTACGCTCAAACTGAGCGTTGTCGAATCGCATCTCAACTACACGTTGTTCAACTTTTGTGCTCAATTTCTAGTAACCTCCGCCCATGCACTGTCTGCCAATTGCTGAAAAATTGGCGTGAGGGCTGGATTGATGTAATCAACACCAGAAACCCAGCCCCCATTTTTTGTCCCGTGTCCTAACTGCAGATTAATGGCAACATTAAACCAATCTTTGACGACGTTGGTATTGTCAAACGCAATACTAATGTTTCCGTCGCTGTATCTCTCGATTCTGTATACCCAAGAAGCTGCAGTTTTTCCGCTATCTTTTGGAGTGTTCGCTGCTAATGCTTCGACCCCAAGTGCCCCGTACTTATTCAGAACATGATCGAGATACTTTCCGCCAGAAACGGCGTTAAAAAACTTTGTCGTTAATTTCAAATCTCCCTTATGTCTGAATCGGATCATCCTAATTACCCTTTACTACCAAGCCTTTTACGTCTGGCAGCATTCAATGCGGCATTATTCTTATAGATCTCACTCTTGGGCATCTTCTTGCTCGGCTGATTCTTGATTGCGCAGATCTTAAGCAATGTGAGCAATCTGTTCAAATGCCACTTCTGACATTCGATAGGCACGCCAGCCGTTATCATCCAAAAGTAAATGAGCTCCGACGTTATCTGTTCACTACTCGGTTTGTTCTTATCATTCTTAAACCATGTGGCAGTCATCGGGTCATTAATGTAATCCTCGACTTGTTTAAGTTGCTCAGCGGTAATAAGCCCATATACCTTCGGATCAGCATTCTGGGAGATCGTCATGCAACGAATATAATCCAGGGTTTCCTCTATAGACCTACCTTCTTTGCTGATGAATGGCTTTTTCCATTTAGCCTCCCATTTTGAAATCGACACCAACGAATGTTCGAGAACCAATTTTGTTTCTTTTGAAGATACAAACTCCTCGTTCCTATCGTCCCACCATTCGGTTCCAGGTATTACGAGCTCAAGCATCTTTATACTCCCTGGCTCTTAAGTTCCTGAATAGATGCTGCCAATTTCGGATCTGACGCCGCTTTATTTGCCAAGTCTTTCGGAATAATACCGTTAATGAAATCTGCCGCAGCCTTATCGTCCGTGGACAATTCCATAAATAATTTATTGTATGCTTCTGTCTGAGAAAATGCTGTCGACAATTCCGGAGATTTAATAAATCTCTTACCGTCAGCAGATCTCTCACCGTAAGCCTTAAGGATCAGATCCTTAAATATCTTGATGAGACCGGGAGTGTCTCTCGTCTCGATGACTTTCATCATGAGATTGCTGATACCGCCTGTCTCGGACAACTCCATCTCGGTGAGTTCGCTTTCATTAAGATTGAAATAGAACTTCTCTTTTCTAGGCTGATCAAAGTAATCAACATACTCGATTTCTTTACAAAGCATTTTTGTTTTCTCCTTTTTAATAAATTAGCCCCCATGCATTACACACGGGGGCTTGGCTTAAATATCAGTTAACCAGTGTAAGTTCCATTGAGGATCTTAACGACATCGTCGGGAAGAGGAAGCCAACCAGAAGTTCCTTCAGCCTGTCCCACAGGATCAGTACCATATAGATGGCTTTCAAGACGAGCCAGAGCCTCAGCTTCAACCTTTGTAGAGTCAATGGTCACGCAAGCAGTGGGCTTATGCCCGGTGACATCAACGGGAGTGGTGCTGAACTCCCAGGAGAAAGTGATCGCCTCGGGAGAGTCGTTAACAGTGGCATAAGCACGCTCAGTCGGGTTGCAGGTGCAGCCATAGATGAGGTGGAGCTTATAGCCGTGATCGTTCATCTCTGTATCATTGCCAAGGATGGTCCTATAAGAAAGACCAAACACTTTACGGCTCTGCTGACCAATGAACACACCGGTAGCAATGGACGCGGATCCGTCACACTCTGCAAACTCATCAGGATATGTGTAGGCTTCGATCGTGCCACCAAACTCCTCTGCTGCACGGAGAGACAGATACTTAATGTTGTCCGCCCAGAGCTTTGTTTCATCTGCTCCAGAGGGGCTTTCTGTGATACCAGTGAGACCATTCCACGCATATGCATTCTTATACGCTTTATTCGCGTCAAGAGTGTAAAGCACACCGCGGTCTACACCAGTCTCGTATAAATGTTCGGATAACTGATCCCAAACAAGTTTAGACATAATAAAACCTCCGTTTTAATAGAAAATTGTAAATACGTCATGGTTCAGACCATCAGCAGTATAGTGATGATCCAACCTGGACATTGGAAAATGCATCGCGATTTTCTTGACCATTTCAGAGTCAGGGTCTCTATCGATGTATATTAAAGTGTATTCGATGTTCAACAAATACGGCTTGTTATCGGCAAAGTCTGTTTGCCCGGAAGACCGATTGTATCGAATACACGGATACTGCATCTGCAATGACTCTGGTGGTTGAAAATACACATTCCTAGAGCCGAGTAATTCTTCCAACTCAGCCTGTAGTTCAAGCCTACTCGCCATTGTATACACCTCCCAGAGTCATCACAAATCTCGGGTATGCCACCTCGACTGACGAGACTGCGAATTTGCAGCCATGCCATGTGACATATTTCACCGCAGGTAGATTCTGAGTGGCGAAATCATCTGCAAGGATGCTGATTCTAACGGTCAACGTAACATTATCGTTAAGATTGCCGTCGTTATTCCAACGTCTTGTGTCCTGAACAATATCATACGCATAATTCTTACGAATGATTTCGTTCTCCCATACACCTGGACGGACTTCAACGGATTTTGAAAATCCTATCTCGCCATAACTTTTCGCCATCTCAGACTACCTCATAGTTTTATTAGCCGCCGTTATTGCTGGCTTTAACAAGGATCATTGCGGACTTCGGAACGACCAGAGCACCGGAGCAGCGAGTCTCGATCAGGTACTTCATCTGGTTGTAGTCAATGTCGAAGTCGTCGAACATAGCAACATTGCCGCCCTTGTCAGCACCGAACACATAGTCAGCCGGGTTCACGATGATTCCGAGCAGGTTGGTTTCACCTTCCATGACCGGGACTTCAACGATCTCTTTAACACGGAGCTTACGAGCAAGAGCCTCGGTGGTCTCATAGAGAGGACGACCCTGGCCATCTTCAAGCAGAAGCATGTCGGTCAGGAAATCGGTCGTTGTCCACAGAGTGGGGTTGCCTTTGCCGCGATAGTTCTTACGACCCTTGATTGCTGAACGGATGAAGTTCTTTGCTGTTGCATCGGCATCTGCGCCTTCAGTAACTTCAACATTATACGCATAGACACTGTTTGTCGTGTCTTTCATGATGGGGCGGATGCAGTCCTCGTTGATCTTGTCATCAGATGCCGGGAGACGACCATCGCCGATCAGAGCTGCACGAGCAAGCTCCTCATTGAGCATCGAGCGCATTTCCTGTTTGATCCAAGGAATTGCATCGAAGTCGATGTCAATGATGTCGTCACGATCGAATTTCTGTCTCTTGTAGATCGTGGTGGGAGGTGTCACACGCTTAAATAGCGGGAAGACCTCGTCCTTCTTCTGTGTCGCTTTCATATAACCCTTGGCACGGGCATCATCTTCTGTGATGTCAGCATACATGGATTTAACGCGAGCGAACGGAGTGTGCTTCGCACCATTCAGGAACTTACCGACCCAGTCGTCATCTCTCTTTACAAGAACAGGCTCATTCTGGACAGCGCGAGCATCCGGGAACAGAACATCAATGTTCTGCATACCATACTCAACGGTTGCATAGGGGTTCACAGGTTCATCATCGTCGTGCTGCAGGAAGTTTGCATCGACATAATCCTCGAAAGCATCCTTCATGCTGCCGCCGCGCTTGGCATTAGCAATGATCTGATCCATATCGGCATGGGAGAGAACATTGCTGCGGGTTTCATTGTCAAAAACGTTGTGTTTCATATCGTCACCTTTCTCTTCATCGGTATCCTCTTCTGCGCTGTTGTCTTCAAGTGCTTTCGCCAAGAGGAAATACATAACTTTTTTCTGCTCATCAGTCATCGCATCGACGACATCTTTTACGGTCTTGTCTTCAGCCATTGCCTCATCTTCTCCTTTGTCATTATCGGCATGTTCGACGTTTTCTTCTTCATCGTCATCCTCAAATACGGGTTCTTCGTTAATATCAATCTCGCCCTCTTCGTAGGACATGCCATCATGCTCAAGGCAAAGATTAAGAACAAATTCATCCTCGACATCTTCACCATGGGATACGACACCGTCGATCACTGCACCGGGATTTGCTCCCGCAATGACCAAACTTACCTCTCGGATAGCTCCGTGAAGAACATCGGATCCGTTCTGTTTGAGTTTGTTTGCATAAATAGACAAACCAACAATATCTTTATTGCGGATCAGTTCTTTTCCGACCTGACCGGCTTCTGTATCGTTGAATTTGCCATAGCAATAAACACCCTCGGGGCGATTCTCGAGAATTGCATGCCCAAGGACGTTCGATGGTGAGTCATGCATATGCATCCACACCAGCGGAACTACCTGACCATTCTGCTCTTTGAAAGCGTCACGACGAATGACTCTTCCATCTGAGCACTTCAGATCATTTTTGGTAGCCCAGCCACAAAAATCATACTGCTTTGTCATTCATTTACCTCATCGAGCATTCTCTCCTCGCTCTCCGCGGGGGCAGGTCTTTGCTCTTCATTCGATTGGCTAATGTTTCTGTTTCTAAGCACATCAGACTCAGGATCGCTGGACGGGATACGACCAATTATCTGTCTGATCTCGTTCGGGGACAGGATCTCATTTCTTGTGAACTTGTCCGCAATATCTGCCACACTGGAAGTCGGCATCAACTTGAACGGGTCTCTGAAGAACATGATCGACTGACCCTGCGTTCTCGCAGTTTTGGTCAAGAATGTCCGTTTGATACCATCACATAGTGCTGAAACAGGAGGCTCAACTGTTCGGGTATAGTAATTGTTCATCACCGCTTCATCCGCTGTGCCATCCAATACCGCTGTCGAAATCCCTAGCTGGCTATAAAGCATACTCGTCAAGTATTCGATCTGCGCCATGAGATTGTTATCCACAGCACGGTTTAGCTGAGTGATTCGTTCTGTACCATCGATGTACGCAATACCGTACCTCGATCCTGTAAGTTGCTCCTCGATTTTCTTACGGCGGATCTCCGCCTGCTGTTGCCTTGCTTCTGTCTTAATGACATACGGCAACTGAATGATCATGTCGAGCTTACCGGAACTGGTCTGCTCGTCAACGACATCCAACATGTTGAGTTTCCGAATTAGACGCTGTAATGTCGAGTTTGGTTCGTTCATTACCGCATACATCGGATTCTCTATAATAGCGACCGAGGTCTTAGGAAGAACGATCTCTTCTGTCCTGCCGACCCGCTCGTTATACAAACTGATTCTTACACTCTGTGGATACCATTCCACAACTTTGCCAACGCGAAGAGACAGAATCTCGTACGAGTTACTGTTGATCGGGCTGACATCAGTGTCAACAGGCACGATAGCAACATGGCCTTCATCCAGCAGAGAAAGATACACATCCTGGAGAAATGCTCTTCCTGTCTGGTCAATGTTTGCGCTTAAATTAAGGCATTCATTCAAACCGGAATTGATCGTCTCCTTGTATCTTCCTTCTTCGTCCAGTCTTACATGCTTGACGGCCAATGCTGCCGCATCCATTGCGATTCTGTTGAGAACAGAAGTAACAATGGACCGCTCATTGCCTCGGCTGAGTCTAGGTCTGTCCGGACGATAAGTGTAAGAAATTCCGCCGGTGTCCGGATTTGGGACAAACCGGTCTGCGCTTCGGAAAGCATTCCAAGCGTGCTTAAATCTATCGACTATCGACGCCATTTTGAATCCTCCCTAAGCATCAATTTTTGTTCTCATTGACCACTGTGTCTAACTCCAGGGTCTTAGCAACTGCAAGGAGATAATCTTTATCACCTTTGCTAACATATGGGAATATCACAGAGAACGTAGAGGCTGCCGTTTCTTTAGGCAGTTTCTTTGTATACACGCCTTCCTTCTCGGCAACGAACACGCCAGACTCGATCTCAGCCCAAGTGTATTCATCCGTCTCGGATTTCGTTTCTCCGTAAATATTAAAAATCCCCATCGTGGCATAACCAAGACGGGAACCTGAGAGTTTTGGCTCAGAACGAGCATTCAACGTTGACGTGACTATCTCGATCTGATCTTTTGTAGTGTCTCTTGGGACTGGCGTTCCTACAGTAGTCCTACGATGCTTGATCCGTTCAAACTCTTTTGAATTAGGATTGACATAAAGGCCCTCATTTTCGATTGCCAGGTACTCGATCGGATCTATAGAGTTTGCTTTGGCATTCGAACCTATACGCAACTCGAAATGAAGGTGCTGACCATTCGAATATCCGGAATTTCCCATATAGCCAATGACTTGACCCTTACGGACTCGCTGTCCCTTCTTGACTGTCAATCCCTTCAGCAAATGCCCGTACATCGTATAGACATTCTTTCCGCCGATCTTTATATCATGCGAAATGTTGACGTAATTCCCGTAGATCCTTCTACTCGGATACGTATTGCCGTAGCCATCCGCACAATCCAAAACTATACCGGATTCTGCAGCAATAATCGGCTGATTACACGCCCCCTGCGGGTAATCATTCCAACCAAAGTCAACCCCAAGATGATTCGCATGATAGATCTGGGTGATTTTTAAGTAAACCGAAAGGGGATAAATTAAAGCCATTACTCACCCTCCGGCTCGTTATTATTTACTACCGTTTCGTCTTCAGGCATTTCCAAAGACGAGGTCTTGTAATACTGAACATTGGAAATACCCAGGAACGCCCCGAGCAGCGTGCAGATTACCATAATGGTTTTCGGGATCTCCTCTGCAAATGGGAATCCCCAAATCGCAGACAATGCGGAATAAGCCGTTGCTAAAGCGGGAAGGACGATCATGTCGACCCACTTAAGGAAATCGAACCACTTATTAGGTAAAATCATGGCGAACCTCCTTTCTGTAGTGTTAATTGCTTAACTTAATTCATCTCAACTTTCTGGTCAACGCCTCTGGCTCGCTTTTCTTTATGGTTCTTGTGTGCGAACTCGCAACGTCGTATTTCGTTTTCAATGTCCTTAAGCATTAATTCGTATTCACGACCCATTCTAGTATAGGGATTCAACCCGTCACCAGTTGCCTCTTTAACTGCAGAATAGGAGAAATCGCCCTCTCCGTTGCTCAGGTCATACTCCAAATCCTTAAGAGCGTCCAACTCACTAAAAATTCTGACAAAATCTTCTTCGGACATATTGTGTGGATTGAGTGTAAACGTTAAAGCGCCCTCGTTTCCATGATTGCCGAAAAAGAAAATGTGATCCCCAGAATCGTAGTTATTGTTATATAGATCTTTTGCTAAGTCTCTGTAAGTAGTTTTTCTGTATCCTGCACGGGGATTAGGACTGGCCTCGGAGCTGAGCTTACGGTTTACAAGATCCTTTAAATAAGATCCTTCTCGAGTCATTTTCCTGCCATTTCCACGATCGGCTCGTACAGAATCATTTTTAGTCAGCCTTGGCACTTTTCCCCTAGACTCAGTCGAGTACGATTTCGAAGAATTACTATAATTCAACGGCCTGAATCTTCCATATTCGTCAACGGACTTTGAACCAGGTCTGTAACCAGAGGCTTCGCGTTCACGCCTCATCGGTTCCAAAGCCACGCCATACCTTTCTCTACCAGCAGCTGTCAGAGAGCCGTCTTCATTTTGAAAACGTCTTACGCCCCATTTCTGACCTTTAATGCCATGATGGTAGAGTTCAGTTCCATCATTCCATTTAAACATTGCTGTATCTCCTTATCTAATTAAACGGGTATCTTCCAGAACTCCCATGGGCACCCCAACTCTGCCCAGCAATACGATCTCCACGATTCTCTTTTTCTCTCTGCCGATACTGTTTCTTTTCCCAGCCGGAAGGATCCTTCAAATAATCAGACCACGCTTTCTCTTTTTCTTCTTTAGAAAAGCGTTCGTTAAGACCAAGATCATCGATCACATTTTCAAACGAACGTCTTCTTGCAACCATTGCACGTTGGTCATTAAGCTTTGACAATGTATACGCTTTAGAATCGTAATCCTCAGCAGCGTTAACCCACTTTTGTACAGTTTTTTCGATTCCAGCCTTGTAAACATCAGAATTCATGATTTCATCAAGAGTCTCCTTACCATATTTTGAGACAATCTCATTAATCATGTTGTTTACTTTTATATTGTTTTTGTAGTATTCTCCGAGATCATATAGTATGTTTTGCCTTCCAACAGAAGTCCTAGAATTTCTAACTGCGTCCGGATAAAAATCATCGAGCTTTGCTTTTGCTAAAGCATCTTCTCCTTCATATTCCCTTTTGCGCATTTTATACTCATGCTTCTTGGCTTTGTCATTATACTCGGTAAGTTTTTTGGCATACCGTTCCCTTCCAGCAGGCGTAAGTGATCCATCCTCATTCTGGAATCTCCTTATTCCCCACTTCATACCAAGAATGCCATGGTGGTAAAGTTCCATCCCATCATCCCACGTATACATCACTCAAACGCATCCTTATTCAGTTTGTAAGCGACCCAGGCGTCCATCATGGCGGCGACTGCGTCGATTTTTTGTTCATACCGCTTCTTCAAAAGTTTACGGTTTCCATTAGTATCCTCAAGAGCAATACAGTTGCCCATTGCAAAAGTCATTAACTCCTCATCAAAGAGAAGGCATCTGTCCTCAGCCAATTTCTTCAACTCACCAAGCGGAACAGATTCAGTCTTCATTCCCTGAATGACTTTGATCGTTCCAAACTGACCGTACTCAGATTCCCATCTCTCGACGAACTTCTTGGCGTTATACGGGTCGTAGCCAAAGCACCGGACGTCATACTCCATTTCGGTGCAATGGTTGTCCAGATCCTCATACACTTCGTCCATGTCGAGGATCGTTCCGTTCATGACGACAAGCGTTCCTTCCTGCATAAACTCCTCATACTTGACCCGCATAGCAGCAGGTAACTTAAACAAAGTACGCTCAGTTATGTAGTTCCTAGTCTTGACTCCGTATCTGTCATTACCAAGAGGAAAGAGGAATGTAAATGCACAGAAGTCGTCTCCCTGAGACATATCCCCGCCCAAAGCGCAAGGCATCTTCCAATAAGACCGTTTCCGATGTGGAAGCGTTTCCTCGTAAGTAAAGAAATAGGTATACCCTTCCATAGGTATACCAAACCTTTTAGCGAGAATATCATTCCTTGCAGATGGAGACTTCTCCGCTCGTTCGACGTCTAATTGGTACGTCTCATATGTTACCGTCTTTCCAATGTTCGGATTTGCTTTAGGCCACATTGCAGGATTCCCGACCTCGTCAACAGAATCCAATTTGTACCACCAAATAGAGACGTGCGGGTTGTAGTAATCACCCTTAAGAATGGATGACAACTCCATTTTGATTGTGTCGCCAACGCCATTTCGTACAGTACCTTCAGAACTCGTTGCCACAATAAGGTAATCATCGTTCTTGGAAGCACCCTGCTCGATAGCACCAATAGGATCTTCACGTATTGCGCCAGATAGCCACTCATCGACTGTAGCTACCTTGCAGCGCAATCCCTGCAATTTATCGATAGTCATCGGACGGATCTCGATGATCGACCCAGTTGAGAAGTTCTCAATTCCTCTCTTGGTCGATGCGAGTTTCGTGCGCTTCGCTTTCGAGCCTGTCGTGTTCTGAAGCGAACCTTCAGTCATGAACTGAAAGACAGGACCTCTTGCTCTTGTTATTGCTGTACGTATCGGAGATAAGACCTCATCTGCCTGCTTCATAGTAGGAGCGGTCGTGATCTGCTGCGTCGTTGAACTGTCAACGATGTGAAAATATGCTTGGATGTACGAATCATACAAAGACTTTGCGGCGCCTCGTCCGACAATGAGGTACTGCTTGTTAATAAGCCGTTTTCTAAGTCTTTTACGGACAAATCTTCCACCATTCGTGTGCGGATATGGCTGGAATACTTGACGCTCCTCAAAGTAATACCATCCAAATACCTGCTCTCCCCAAAGTTTAAAGGAATCTAGCAACTCAACGTCGCTTCCATCTGTCAAGGTCATCTCGCCTTCACAGAAACTAATCCATCCTTCAACCCTGTCCGGATCGTAGTAGAATCTCGGGTCTTTGATCAATGCATCTATCCGGTTCATCTCAAGAGAAACTTCTCTGTTTACCGGAATCTCGCCTCGTAACACGGCATCCCGAAACATGCCGTAATACTTAGGCACGGCTCTGTTCGAGAGTGGCATGTTCTAACTCCTTTTAGTTAAGTTCAGTTCCATCATTCCATTTAAACATTGTTCTGCCCTCACACGAAATACTTAAGTTGGCTAGACGGAATCATGGAAATCACTTCTGCTAGGCTATACCCGGAGTAGGAGTCAATAACTTCACCGGGATTCTTCTTTTTGTCTTTCTTTCCGCCGCCGTTGTTATTACCATTGTTATTATTGTTGCCATTGCTGTTCTTATCTTT